GCAGCCTCTGGCTTCTTTAACACTTTATCCCAAGCCTTTATGCAAAAGGCTGTCGGTAATATAATGTCTGGATTTAATGCGGGAGGGAAAGTGAGAGGAGGTTCTGGGAATCGTGACGATGTTCCCGCTCTACTTACTGGTGGTGAATTCGTGATGAAGAAAAGTTCTGTGAATAAATACGGCTCTTCTTTCATGGCATCTTTAAATGCTGGAGAGATTCCAGCTATGGCGAGAGGAGGTTTGTTCACTCCAGGAACTTATGGACAAGAAGAAATAAAAGGAAAAAGTAATTTGCTTGATTTCGCTACACAGTCTCACACTACTGGAGCTTTTGATAAATTTAGGTCGGGATCAGGATTTGCGTCTGTTAATTTAGAACCTCAAAGTGCTGCTCTCACTATGTTTGGTAGGAGAAATAGCCCAGCATTCCAGAGGGAGCAAGCATCCAAGGAAGAAGCGTTTAGTTTATTCACTCAACAAGCCAATAAAGATAAAGAACTTAAAGAGCAAAAAAAACAAGCTACAAAGGGTCTGCTAGGTTCTATCGCTTCGTCCTTATTCGCTTTTGGATTTAGCAGTCTTACAGACAAGTTCAGTAAGAATGCTACTGGAGGGGCTATACCTAATGCGGCTGGAGTAGACACAGTTCCTTCTATGTTATCTGGCGGTGAGTTTGTTATGAACGCTGCTGCGACTCAGAAGATAGGCAGAGGCAATCTTAACGCTTTAAATTCAGGGGCAGGTGGAGGCTCTGGAGACGTAGTAAGTAAACTTGATGAACTTATATCTGTTTCTGATAACACTGGAGAGACCGTGATTAATATCACCGTTAACTCTGATGGGTCATCTGACTCTCAAGGAAACGGCGATGACCAACAGAAATCATTAGCGACCAAAATAAAGGACGTAGTCAAACAAGTTATAGATGACGAGAAGAGGTTGGGGGGATCACTAAGACAATCTAGAGCATAATGTACGGAACAACGCTAAATTACGACTCTCACTTCTTCTTATCTGGAGTCAATCCAGATATAGGAGTCACAGAGCTTTCTGGAGTTAATTCTCTAGACATAGGATATCAGAATGCTTCTAGCATAACTAAACCATTGGGTTCTGTTCATGGAGTAACTACTGTAGCGGGAGCTACTAGCCAGACTTTATCTTTATCTAGGTCTTTGATTTACCAAGACCCACTCTTATCGATGACTGGATCATCTAGCGTGGTAAGTGCTAGTTTTAATTATAATAATAATTCTGCTTATGGTTTTGAGAGTGGTTATTTAACCTCTTACTCCGTTAATTGCGCTGTCGGGTCAGTCCCTAAAGTTAATGCTTCTTTGGTCGTATATGATGAAATGAAAAGTGGCACAAATATATCTGGATCTTCGATCCCGCCGACAATAGATATACCGAGCCAAGGATCTATAACTGCTACATGTGATCATAGTACGACTAATAGAGTATTAGGTTTTGATTATTCTTTGTCTATACAAAAGATTCCATACTATACTATAGGATCAGAAACCCCTGTGGAAGTAAAACATATAAACCCGATAGAGTATTCGGCGGCTGTCCAGATAGATGTTGATGATATCTTTTTAGCGAGTGGCTTTAGTTTCTTCGAAGAGGGCAGGTCAGACAAGAATCTATCTTTTTCTGTTAAAGGGAGAGGTGGAAATAATTTACAAACATTGACTGTTCCAAACGCTTCTTTAGTATCTGAACAACTTAATGCTTCCGCTGACGGCTCCGTAAGACTAACCCTTAACTATATTGGACACTCATGAGTGAAGACTTATTTTATAACAGAGATCGTAACATTAGCGGAATAGCTTCGCCATCAGAACTTTCTGATCTTAGTCTCACACCAGTTTATGGATCTACAGTAGAATTTCAGGCTAATAATCATAGTTATATTACTGATGATTTTTATTATAATTTAATACCTTTTTCTGTAGATAGTTTGGTGGCAAGATTTGCTTTGAAATACGAAGTTAATGAAACCAATGCTAGAAAACTTGCTAACTTTTTTGAAGCTCAATCGGGGCATTTACCAATAGAGTTCACTCCAGATAACTCAGGAATATATAAAACGGTCAGTGGATTTTGTGATAATTATGCAATTAATTTTATTAATAATCAACACTTCGAAGTAGCGACCAGCTTAACAGTAGACCGTGCGCCGACTTTACTCAAATGGTCTGGAATGGGATGCTTCCCAAACTTAACGTTCGATGATTATAATTACTCTACTTCTTACGAGGAGTATGACATCGCATATACAGGAATAAACCAGAACAAGTTGGATAATTTCTACTACTGCACTGGGGATCATAATTCTACAGCATCGAATTCTCCTACAGGAGCGGATTCGATGTGGACTCAAGATTTCTTTTTCGAACCTGATATTGGGACTCAAAACAATGTCGAAATTAAAGCCGATAAATTAACATACAAAAACTCTTTCACTCAGAGATTGAAGACTAATGATAATATTGCAACATTTGATATGAGTTATAGCTTTAATAATATACCTGACAAGCAGTTGAAAACTATGATCCATTTCTTGGAAAATAAAGGCGGTTATCGTAGATTTAAACATCAAATACCTTCTGTTTATAACAGACCTAAAGTCTACTATAGTCCGAAGTGGACACACACATGGAACTACGTTAATTCTAATACGTTAAGTGTAGAGCTAAAAGAAGACCCTATGGGTGTAATTCCAACAGGAACTTAATATGTCTAGAAATATAATAAAAAGTAATAATGCGATTATAGCAGCTCAAGCTGCTACTACAGCTTTTTCTACTTATAACAAGATCCTCAAACTGCACAAAATAGCTCAGACTTTTAATTACTCAATTGATTATTCTAGGCAGCAATCAAAACAAATTGGTTCTCAAGAATTAGCGACTAATGAAATATATAATCAGCCAGATGTATCTTTGAATATCAGCTATATACCTGAGCCTAACTTTTCTAATGAAGTGCAGGGGAGATTTTTAAATTCTACCCCTAAAGATGAATTTAAGAATATGTTTGATGCTGGTGACTCTGAAGACTCGATTAACTTTTATGTTTTAGTGAGCGAAAACCAAGAAGATTCTTTCGTAGATTCTATCCCTTTCGATACTTTAGCTAGTTTATCTGGAGATGATGCTATTGCTTTCGGAAATTGTTTCCCAGAATCCTACAGTTTAAGCTACGCTGTAGGAGATCTTCCTAAAGTAAATACTTCTTATATTTGCTCCAATGTGGTATTTGATAATTTGACGGGTACTTCGATGGAGATGCCAGCCATAAATATGACAGGAGGTAATAATGATAATGTAGGTAGATGTTCGTTCGGCTTTACTAAAGATTTATCCACTTCTGCTTTAGAAAAGTCCCCTCCAATTGTCAACCCTACCAATTCTGGTAGTGATATCACATTACAGAATCTACAAGTAGGAGGACAAGAAATATCAGGTAAACATCTAGTCCAATCTGTAAATATGAACGTATCTATGCCAAGGGTTTCTGCTTATGGACTAGGCAATGACTACGCCTTTGGAAGGAAAAGGCAGTTCCCAGCCAACGGTACATTTTCTGTTTCTTCTCAGGTCTCTGGATTTGAGAGCGGAGCTATGACTGGTGTTTTAGATTCTGACCAGCTTTATCAATTTGATTTGACTTTAGAAGCAAGTGGTAAGACTATGATTTATAGAATAGAAGATGCCAAATTAGGTTCTTCTAACTACTCTATGGATATCAATGGCAGAATGAATTTTGACGCGAATTTCACCTTCCAAGTCACTCAAAATAAAGGTCTCAAACTGAGCGGAACTTATTATTAGTCGTAATCAACGTTTACTTGATTACTCTGATCCCCTTTTTCTTTAATTCTATTTGGATGATCTGTCCCATTCCGCTCTTTTGCGTAATTATTATAGAATTTTTCTTTAACTGGGTCAACACCCCCAGCTTGTTCAGCTCGTTTAGAGCTGAGTTCCGCTGAGTAGTCCATCATATCGCCCACAGTGCCTTTCTTGTGATAAGTAGCGTCGATGTATTGCTGCTTATTAAAAGGGTCTATAGAGCTATCTATGGAAGCGTTAGGGGCAAGGTATACTCGCCTCCATTGCACACCAAATTCGTCTATAAATATATGTTCGTCGTTCATCCCTTGGAATACCTCGCGGTGTTCGTTTGTATCAGGATGTTTGTAAATATAGATAGACATTATTTTAATTTTATTTATATAAAACGATTTGTGCCAGTTCAGTTTTCCTTGTAGATAAGGGCTAAAATAGCTTCGGCTGTTTTCTTGTAAGTCATACTGTCTCCCAATTTGACCCCCTCCGTGTTAATTTGTCCCACTTTGGTTTCAGCTTCTTCCATGGCTTTCAATACAGTTTCCTCATCCCAAGCGTAGAAATCGCCTTGGTTATAGTCGGACCCTTTAGTGAAGAACATACCGTCTGCGCTAGGGACAGACCTTCCCGTAGACTCGACTAAAATACAATTGTCTTTTGTGGCCCAATCTTTATGAGAGGTTTCATTTAATACGATACTCCATTTACCTAAACAAGTAGCATTGAAGGCTGGCAAATTCCAACCTTCGCCACCAGAAAGACCAGTTAAATCGATATCTATAGCATTAAGCAACTCATTCACTTCTGAATTTTTAGCAAGATGAGGTATGATGTTTAGATTATTGTAATTTTCACCTTTTTTAATCTCTTGCCAAACACCGTGCATTTGCTCTGGCTTGAAGAAGGGGTTATCTATGCAGCAGGATAGTTGATACTTAGGATCATTACCATACTTAGACAACCAAGTTTGGATGATCTTTTTAGTATGCTTCCTATTCTCAAATTTACCCATTAGCCCAAAATGGACAATATCTTTTAGGTATTCTCTATCAGTCCTTTTAAACTCCTCATCAAAGCCTAAAGGTATGAAGTGGGTGTTGTCACAGCCTTCCTTCTCAAACATATCTTTCGCATATGTTGAGGAGAAAATTGTAGAATCTTGGACCGCGCAAGTAGCCTTCTCGATTTTAGTAGGCTCACTACACTCATAGAAAGTAAACAAATGTTGATCTTTATTCTTTCTATTTTCAGATCCATTGAAATGCCAAAGTTTCAAAGATGGGATCTCTTTATCGACAAAGCTCCATCTTTCGTTTATAGCATTTTGAATATATTCTTTTAAATTTTCACCGATATCGAAAGCAGAAAGATCTACATTACCTCCTGTAGGGAATAAGCCCAACTCAACATCTAGCCTTTGAAACTCTTTGATAAGGTTATAAGAAACATTACCGAAACTAAGGCTATTTAAAGGTGTTTCTAAAAGAAGTTTCATTTAAAATGGAACGT